TGTCATGTGCTGTATCGGTCTGTTCATTCGATGCTGTTGTTATTTTCCATCGTACGTTTGTCTGTCTCGTGTAGCTGTCTGCTGCTGTCTTTTGTTTTTTTTTTTTTCAAGCAGAAGACGGCATACGAGATCGTGATGTGACTGGAGTTCAGACGTGTGCTCTTCCGATCTCGACTTCATGCTCTTGATCTTGTTCTTGTCGCCGTACTGCTCGCTCGACTCCGTCACGACCTTGATCGACATGCGCTTGCCAATGATTTGATCGCTGTCGTCGAGGCGTGCGGCGCCAATGGCGCGGCACAATTCGGCCATCTGTTGATTGCCGATATCCTCCGCTTTTGGATTCGGGTTTCTGAGCGTGATCATCCCGAAAACAACACGTCCCTGGTGCGTCGGGCCGACGACGTCGCAACGGTACGAAAGGTAATCGCCGGTCCCTGCCTTCGTCGCTTTCACCACCGATTCAGTAATCGTGACGTCATACCATCCGTCGGGAATTGGCGTGAAATCTCCGCCGCCGTTGCCCTTGGGGATCTCTGATTCGATGTAGCTTTTTCCGAGACTTGCCATTTCAGCCTTCTTTCTTGTCGGTGAGTGCAAACGAGGGTCGCCCTGGCTTGCTTGTGATGGCGCCCAACAATGGGCGGGTGATCGACTCTGACGCCGCGTCCCAAGCCTTGCGGTTGATTTCCGGCTTCCACCTGAACAAGCCGGACAGGTGGTCCGTCAGACCCGCATCAAGCGCCAGCTGTTGCAGCTTTTCCGCGTCGACCTTGCGGTCAATGCGACCAGTGATCTTCAGGACGCCGCTGATCTTGACGGTGCCGTCGAGGTCTTCCGGAATCCCGATGATCACCGCGATGGTGTCTTCAATGCGTCGGCGCTCTTCGACGGCGGCGGCTTCCGCGTCTTTGGCCTTGCGCCATTGCTCGATCAGGTTGTCGAGGATCATGGCTGCCCCGCAATCTTTTTGATGACGGCGCCAAGGTCGGGCGCTTCCCATTGGTCAAGTTTGCCGCTACGGTCCTTGGCGCTCCATAGACCGTCCGTCGACGTCATCAAGGCGAAGTGTCCGGCCTCCTTCCTGAAGGCGAAGACCTCATCGAAAAAGTATGGCAACTGCTGGGCAAACTTCTGACCCGGCATCGACGGAGCGTAGGCGATGGCCCCAAGCTCGTCGGCGCTCTTCTCCAACTTCGCCGAAAAATAGACGTGCTTGCCGGGAAGGTCCCGAAAGGCGCGGATGAGATCACCCATCCGATCCTGCATAGCGCCGTAGGCTTGGCGAGGATCGCGGGGCTTGCCTCCTACTGTGACTTTCTTTTCCGCCGATAAGAGAACTTCCGCAATCTCGCTGATGCTGTCGAGTGCAACGGATTCAAACTCCTTCGCCTCATCCGACGACGACACCCAACGGTACGCGTCGTATAGGTCTTCAAGCGTTGCGATCTCAACGTATGGAAGGTCGAACTCTTTGATCGACAGCAGACCTCCTTCTGCTGACAACGTGATCGGGGTCGGAAGCGTGCTGATCGCACGGGTCTTTCCGTGGCCTGCTGGGCCGTATCCAAGAATCTTGACGGCGGTGGCTCCAAGCGAGCCGGTCCGCTTTACTGAAATGGCCATGGTTGGCCTCCTTTGTGACGCGGTCGGAAGATTCCGGTTGCGCCTTGTGCAAGGTTTCTGACACGTTGCCGCAACAAACGCAAGCACAAAGGAAACAAAATGAGCATCGACGAGATCCGTTCAAGGCTGGCCGACTGCAACCTCTCTAAGGTTGCCAAGGGTGCTGGCGTGTCCGTGCATTCGCTCTACCGCTTGATGCGCTCGACGTCGTCGCCACGTCATTCCACCGTCGTCAAGGTTGGCTCCTACCTGGCTCGCCATGAGGTCTCCAATGGTCAAGTTTGATCGACCGTTCCACGCTTCCGCCGTCGACGACAGGACACCAGAACAGCAACTGATCGACGCCATCGCCTACGAGGGGATCACGCCGCCGTCGTCGGTGGTCCTCGACGGCAAGATCCATCGGTTCAAAAGCACCGCTGGCAAAGGCCACGACAAGAACGGCTGGTATGTCGCCTTCTCCGACGGGCGACCGGCGGGGCACTTTGGCTGCTGGCGTCGTCAAATCGACGTGTCGTGGCGCTCCGAGGGTGGGCCGCAATGGACGCCAGCGGAAGAGGTGGCGCACGCCAAGCGCATGGCAGAAATGCGATCAATCCGTGACGCCGAAGTTGCCAAGCAGCACGAGGTGATCGCCGAGGTTGTGGAAGAGATCTGGGCCGACCTCCCATTGGCATCGGATGATCACCCCTACCTGAAGCGCAAAGGCGTCAAGGCGCATGGAAGCAAGGTTACGTCTGATGGCAAGTTGGTTGTCCCGCTCTACGACGTCGACGGTGGCATCTCGTCGCTGCAATACATCGACGGCGACGGCGGCAAACGCTACCACCCTGGTGGCGAGGTCAAGGGCAAGTTTTGGCGCATCGGCGACCTGTCCGACGGCGTGATCTATCTGGCCGAAGGTTTCGCCACGGCTGCCACGATCCACGAGGTGACGGGCCGACCGTGCGTGATCGCCTACAGCGCCAGCAACCTCGTGGACGTCGCTGGTACGCTCGTTGGGCTCTACGGAAATCGAGTCACGATCGTTGCAGACAACGACAAGGGCCACGTCGGGCTCCGGGCTGCCGAGCAAGCGTGCGCCAAACACGGCGTTCGGTATGTGATCCCTCCCATTCTTGGCGACGCCAACGACTATGTCCAAGCCGGAAAGGATTTGCCCGCGTTGTTGGCGCCGTCGGCCGGTGAATGGCTCGTGGACGCCGTCGATTTTGCTGCGCAACCTGCCCCGATCTCGTGGCTAATCAAGGGATGGGCGCAAGGCGAAGCGCTCATGATGGTCCACGGCCCGTCGGGATCGGGCAAGACGTTCGTCGTCTTGGATTGGTGTTGCCGCATGGCGGCTGGCGTCCCCGATTGGCAAGGCGCCAAGGTCAAACCGGGCGCCGTGGTCTACCTAGCTGGCGAGGGGCACCACGGACTCCGAGGGCGTCTCGCGGCATGGCAGACCGCCAACGTGGTGATCCCCCGTGGGAACATGATGCTGTCGTCGAGCGGTTGCGACCTCGACACCCAAGCCGGACTGGCGAAAGCAAAGGACGCCATCGCGGCGCTGTCGACCCGTCCAGCGTTGATCGTCGTAGATACTCTCCACCGATTCCTTGCTGGCGACGAGAACAGCGCCCAAGACGCCAAGGCGATGTTGGATTCATGCGCTGCGCTGATGGCCGAGTTTCGGTGCAGCGTCCTGTTAGTGCATCACACTGGCGTGTCTGACGAGGCACAAGGGCGGGCGCGGGGAAGCTCGTCTTGGCGCGGTGCCCTAGACATCGAAGTGTCGGTAACCGCCAAAGACGGTACGATTACGATTGCGCAGAAGAAAAGCAAGGACGCCGAATTGCTGGCGCCAGTCTTCGCCCAACTCTCCAGCGTCACGATCCCCGGTTGGCTCGATGAGGACGGCGCCCCGGTCACGAGTGCCGTTCTGGCGACCGCTGATGCCCCGCCCGTGCGCGAAAAGGAAAGCCCCGGCGCCAAGCACAGGAAGACCTTTGAAAACGCTTGGTGGGCGTCTAAAGCGGAAGTGCTCGACGGTGCCCCGTACCTGACTCGTGCCGCGTTGCGTCAGTATTTGGAGACATCAGGGTGGAAGCCAACCACCGTCGATCAAGGGCTGAAGGCATCGGCAAGGCCAGGATCACTGATCCGAGACTTGATCGACTGCAAATATCTGGAACCTAAGGCGCACGGTTGGGTGGTTGCAGATCAGATCAGATCAAGCGGATTGGTACTGGCCAAAAGTTCAGGGTAACAGCCGTAACTTTGCCGTAACAGGCGGTAACTGTTACGGTGGCAAAGGCACTCACTAACGTAACGTAACGTAACCCCCTTCTTTAGAAGGGGTTACGATGTTACGGTGGTGATGCGGACCAAACGCCTTGACATCCACGCCCCGATCTCTACACTGCCCATAGAGGGGCTCGACCCCCTGTCTGTCTCTCCCAAGTGATCAGACGAGAATCGCCACCCTTCGCGGGGTGGCGTTTTTTTTGGCTTGTGATCTGCCGGACAGATCATCGGCTGGATTGGAATGGCTTTGCAGTTGGGTTCTCACAACAGTGCTTGACATGTTTATGGCTATGCGTTACCGTGACCCTACAACCACCGCAAACGGGAAAGACACCCGACCCGCCCACCAACACAAACAAACAAACCCCCCA